CATAATCTGATAAGCAACATCACCAATTTTGGGTTTTTTGTTTTTAACAATTTTGTAGTTAGTATAATCTGCGAAGATTTCGTAACTTCTAAATAACTTTTTTATTTGTAATTCCCAAGATATGGGGCTATCGTAGTTGATTTCTAAATCTTTTAATTTAGAGTTATTTCCTCTTAAGAATAAATCATAATTGGAAACAAACTGCCAACAATCATTATAACCCCATATCTCTTTGCTTTTTCGGGAATTCAATTCATCTTTCGCTTTTTCTAGCGCAATAATTCTTTCTTCTTCCGAATAATACTCTGTCATAAGATTCTCTATATTTTTTGTGCTATAAATATCCTTACAAGATCTGCTACAATATCGCTGCGAACAATATCATCAACCGAAAATTCCACAACAGGTAAACTAATTCCTGCCTGTTTAATTAAGTTACAAAATCTCATAAGATCCCTACCTTCTTTTACATCCGATTGAGCAGGATCTCCCATAAGTATTAATTTAGAGTTTTCGCCTAAACGTGTACTAATGGCTTTTAACTCATCCATATTTAAGTTTTGAGCCTCATCAACTAAAACAAGAGCGTTCTCGTAAGAACGCCCTCGAATAGTTTCAATCGGTTGTATTTCAATCTCACCTTTATTTATCATATACTGATATTTAGCTTTGCCAAGAGCTTTTTCTAAAACTTCTAACATTGGTAATAACCAAGGAGTCATTTTTTCTTGGATACTTCCAGGAAAGTGTCCAAGGCTTTTACCTGTAGGAACGTTAGCACGAGTTAATACAATTTTATCGTATTTACCTTGAAGATATAACTGCGCTACAGTTCCTGCACTACAATAAGTTTTTCCTGTTCCTGCACAACCAATTGTAACAGTAATAGGATATACTTTAATACTTCTTATAAGTTTATCTTGTTTTTCATTTTTAGGTATTACATGAAAGCCAAGACGATGAACATTATTTTTAGTAGCGTAGCGAGATTTTCTTTTTGACATTTATTGCCCTTGTTTTGTTATAATTTCAACACCTAAATATTTTAGGTATTACTCTGGCTTTATGGGCCACGTTATATTTGCTGGAAAACCTTCTTGTGTTGGAACATCACGCAAAGCCTGACGGTAATCTAACTGTAATTGAGTTGCAGGGTAATCGCCTAACCCCCAAGTGTCAGTTTCTTCCAGCAAACCATTTCTATAAACTCTAGCAGTAGCCGCTGCCGCTTCATTTTCTGTCATTTTATTAACCCTCTATTTTGCAGCCATAAAATTTGGCATCGGTGTTACTTGGAAAAGTCACCTTCATACCAAGTGTACTGTTTGATGTTTGACTAGATAAATTATACGTCAACTTGTAGACATAGTAGTTACCATATTGTGTTGCCGTTGATGTAGATGGACTTGCATAGTTTGAACCCCCGTCCCGTGATACTTGGAATGTCCAACCAGAATTAGTTCCCTCCACAACGGCATAAGCCGTGACACTAGACCCCGCACTAGAAACCGAATTAGAAGGTGTTGTTACATATTTTCCAGAAGCCGCAGTAGAACCTGCAAACTGCATTTCGTAGAATACAAAATTTATGGTAGGATTTGTTGCTGTCCATCTAAATTGCGTTGATGTTTTAGGGTCAAATAATCTCCACTCATTACCGTCTGGCGTAAAGGTATCCATCTGAGTCCAAGCAGAATTAACATATGCTTCAACTGTTATGTTTGAGAATTTATAGGCACTAAATTGACCATAATAAAATGCAGAACAAGTTTTTGAGCTTGAATAGGTGTAAGTTACTGTGAGTGTACTTGTAGCATTAAAATTAGACGCATAACTCCCAGAAACGGCATTTCCATAAGTATAAATACCACCATCCCATAAGTTTGTTATTGGATTATTGCTATACCAAGCAACATTAGGTGAAGTTGCGTTACTGTTAGGCCCACCAAATGTACTAATAGTAAATCCCGCCCATTGATCTTTTCCAAATACGTCTTCGGTTACAAATAAACTACTATCGCTAGGGGTGCAATTGCTGCCACTGTAATAAATATCTGTACCAGTTTGCCTTGTTGGTGTGTTCATGAACACAATTTCATTCCATGCCGTAAGTGTTTCTGGTGTAGAGCCTACAGCAGTAGATATTGTAGTTGCAGTTGTGCTATCTATTGCTGTAATATTATTTAAGGCCCGAGCGTTACTAATAACCTCAGTACCTCCTACTTTATAAGCCATCCTCGTGTTCCTCCACTATTAGCTTAATTGTTTTTTAAGCTCATCAATTTGAGCTTGTTGTTCTTTAATTGCTTCAATTAGAAGTCCTACCATGTTGCCATAGGCTACGTTCTTAAGACCATTTTTGTTCTCACGAACTGCTTCTGGTAGTACTTTCTCAACGTCTTGAGCTATAACACCTGTTGATCGTTCTTTATTGTCAGTAAAGTCTTCGTGATCCCAATCAAATGTAACACCACGTAGTGATTGCACTTTTTCAATTGCGTTATTAATTGTTTCAATATTTGTTTTGTAGCGGATATCTGAAGAGGCGGTTATATCGCCTGTTATTGAAAGCCCACTACTACTTAAATCTAATCTTTGAGTTCCTGCAAGAACAACTCGCCAGTTGTCATTAGAATCAAAATCTAAGTAAGTGTTTGTATCGCCACTATGATAAATATATCTACCAATGTAAACGCTATTTCCAAAGGTAGGGTTTGAACCTGACTGATATTTATCATTATTTAAATTTGTAAAATTTGCGTCCATTTGTGTATGGGTGAGCGCAGCGCCATTGCTGCTTCTTGTTACTATTGTACTCATCGATAATCGTATCCCCTAGTGGTGGAAACGTAGTCGTATTTAAAATTTTCTCTTTTATCAAGAATATACTCAAAATACATTTCCATTTGTTTTTGCCAATTTTCTTGTAATTCGGGATTTACAATGCCCGACTTAGGGCTATTTAAAGCCTTTTGCATCCAGTTATAAGGATCATTATTATTAAACATATTCTTATTAATATGATAAAAAGAACCCTCATGTACTCTGTTATAAACATCAATAGGGTCTATTTCTTTTCCTAAAGCTACAGCGTAAACCGCACTTTCGGTCATATGCGATAAATGAGCTACTTCACAACCAACTAGTAGTTTATACATGTTGATATCTCTTTCAAGAACAATATCCCCAAGCATATCTCTTAATTCACCTACTATAGCATGAGTTGTAAGAGGGTGTGGTTTAAACCAAATGTCACCCTCCCACTTATCTCTTAAATAACACAACTTGTTAGCACAAATAGTCTCTTTGATTTTATTAGAACCTAAAGGAATAATTAAATGATCTTTTGGCTCAATATCATGATCTTTTATATGATCATACTTATTTGAAGTACCATTTGTAGCCTTTTCCTTAAAGTAACTCATAAAGTCTGTAGTTACTTCAACATCATCTGCATAAGCCTCTTCTAGTTGTTCACAACGCAATCGCTGTTGAAGAGGATTCATGGAAAAGCAATGCGCCCATTCAGTGTATTGGATTGTTTTAAAATAAGGAAGTTCATTGGCTACTACATCATAAGCAGACTCGATTTTATGCTTCTTAATTAACTTAAGAAAATGTTTTTCACAGTCTTTTAGATGTAGTAGTGTATCTGACTTTCGCATATCGCCAATACGCTCTTTAATAGATGCCTTATTGAACATTTCCATGATAATTCTCCTAACTATAGAATGAAGTCACCCTTAACGTATTAAACGTGGTTGTGGTGCTTCTACTTGTGCTGAATGTTGTTGTAAACGTTGAAGACGTACTAAACGTTGTCGTAAACGTAGTTGTAGTACTGTGCGAGGTCACAAACGTAGTTGTAAATGTCGAACTTGTACTAAACGTAGTTGTATAAGTCGTAGTGGTACTATGACTTGTAGCAAACGTAGTAGTAGTGCTTTTAGTCGTACTATAAGTTGTTGTTGTACTTCTACTCGTACTGAAAGTAGTAGTTGTAGAGTGAGAAGTATTAAACGTAGTTGTAGTAGTTGTACTAGTTGTCCTACTCGTATTAAATGTAGTTGTATACGTTGTGGTAGTTGTAGTGCTTGTACTTCTACTAGTTGCAAACGTAGTTGTATACGTAGTAGTAGTTGTAGTACTTGTATTTCTACTTGTGTTAAAAGTAGTTGTATAACTAGTAGTCGTAGTCGTACTAGTTGTTCTACTTGTATTAAACGTGGTTGAATACGTAGTGGTTGTACTATGGCTAGTCGCAAAAGTAGTTGTAGTACTTTTGGAGGTGGCATAAGTAGTAGTCGTAGTATGTGACGTATTAAAGGTAGTCACAGTAGACCTTGTTGTATTAAACGTAGTTGTATACTCTGTTGTAGTAGAATGACTAGTGTTAAAGGTAGTAGTTGTACTACGAGTTGTATTATAGGTAGTAGTAGTAGACCTTGTAGTGTTATACGAGGTTGTTGTTGCTCTAGTAGTGTTATAAGTAGTTGTATACTCTGTTGTTGTAGAGCGAGTCGTATTAAATGTAGTAGTCGTACTTTTACTAGTATTATACGTTGTAGTTGTAGTATGGCTTGTACTAAAGGTTGTAGTAGTTGCCTTACTTGTACTAAAGGTTGTAGTATAAGTGGTTGTTGTACTATGGCTTGTAGCAAAAGTAGTGGTTGTACTATGAGAAGTATTATACGTAGTAGTAGTCGCTCTACTTGTACTAAAGGTTGTAGTAAAAGTAGTCGTAGTAGACTTACTAGTATTATACGTAGTAGTAGTAGTTCTGCTTGTGCTATAAGTTGTAGTGGTTGTTTTACTTGTACTAAAAGTAGTCGTATAAGTCGTAGTAGTTGAGTGACTAGTATTAAATGTAGTAGTCGTACTTTTACTAGTGTTATAAGTAGTTGTAGTTGACTTACTAGTATTATAAGTTGTGGTAGTAGACTTACTTGTACTTCTGCTTGTACTTACAGTAGTGTTAGCAATATAATTGACTGCAACATAACTTGTTGCTACATAGTTTTGGAACACTGTATTAAACGTAGTTGTGTACGTTGTAGTTGTGCTTTTAGAAGTAGCAAAAGTAGTTGTTGTACTATGACTTGTACTAAAAGTAGTCGTAGTAGACTTTGAAGTTGAATACGTAGTAGTCGTTGTTTTACTTGTACTTCTACTTGTATTAAAGGTTGTCGTAGTATTATGACTAGTATTAAAGGTTGTAGTCGTACTATGTGATGTACTAAAAGTAGTTGTGGTAGACTTACTTGTACTTCTGCTAGTGTTAAACGTAGTAGTTGTACTATGTGATGTACTATAAGTTGTTGTAGTACTTTTACTAGTATTATAAGTTGTAGTAGTTGTTGTACTGGTATTTCTACTAGTGTTAAATGTAGTAGTAGTAGACCTTGTAGTATTATAAGTCGTAGTTGTAGTATGACTAGTAGCAAAGGTAGTCGTAGTTGACTTGCTAGTGCTAAAAGTAGTTGTAGTAGTCGTACTAGTTGTATGACTTGTACTAAAGGTTGTAGTGGTACTATGACTTGTTATAAACGTAGTGGTTGTACTATGACTGGTTGCAAAAGTTGTAGTCGTAGACTTTGTAGTACTGTAAGTTGTAGTAGTTGTAGTACTTGTTGTACGACTTGTACTAAAAGTTGTAGTAGTATTTTTAGTTGTTGAATACGTAGTAGTAGTTGTTTTTGATGTATTAAAAGTAGTCGTAGTAGACTTGCTCGTATTATAAGTAGTCGTAGTGGTTGTACTAGTATTTCGACTAGTCGCAAAAGTAGTAGTATAACTAGTTGTTGTAGTTGTACTAGTTGTTCTGCTTGTACTAAACGTAGTCGCATAAGTCGTAGTAGTTGTTGTACTAGTGTTACGAGACGTATTAAAAGTAGTCGTGTAAGTTGTAGTCGTTGTAGTACTAGTTGACCTGCTAGTAGCAAAAGTAGTGGTGTAACTTGTAGTCGTACTCTTTGAAGTAGCATAAGTAGTTGTAGTACTTTTGCTCGTATTAAAGGTTGTTGTAGTACTATGTGACGTATTAAAAGTCGTTACAGTAGACTTACTTGTATTATAAGTTGTTGTAGTTGTAGTACTAGTAGACCTGGAAGTATTAAAAGTAGTAGTGGTACTTCGTGAAGTATTATAACTCGTTGTTGTAGTCGTACTAGTACTTCGACTTGTATTAAATGTTGTAGTCGTTGAGCGACTTGTATTAAAGGTTGTTGTGGTGGCTCTAGAGGTAGAAACCGAAGTTGCCCACTCTTTAACGCCATCCATCAACCCGAAGACGTTACTCATAAGAATCTCCTTTTATGCGAAGTTTCCTACGTAGTTAACTAGGACTTCTGTTGAACTTACCACAATATAAGAAAGAATAGAAGTAGTATTAGCGCCTGTTTCTTGAACAATCGTTGCGCCACCTACTGGTGTCTTACATGAACTTGGCAAGGTAAAATCTCGTCCACCTGTTGCATCTTGTTTGATGACTAAAGTACCTGAAGAGGTAATAGCACTAGCTAAGTTGCTAAAGCTAAAAGTTGTATCTGCTTGCATTGTGATAACATGGAAGTTAGAAGCAGTCATATCAATAGTTGTTGTAGCTCCTGAAGCGGTTACTGTGTTAGCTACGTTTTTAATTACACCATCAGAAGTAACACCGTCTGTTGTAGTCGTTCCATTAATGTTAACAGAAGCAAAAGTCGGGCTACTTGTTGTAGTTAGTTGTTGATTAATTGCTTTAACAGCAGCTTCACTAGTAAGCTCACTGTCCATAACAGCACCCGCTGCAGTAACGTTAGCAGTATCAGTAACATCAGCATTAGCTTCGATATTGTCTAGCTTGGCACCATCAACAGAAACATCTCGACCGTCTACATTGCCTGTAACAGAGATATTTGCAAAAGTTGGTGAAGCTGTAGTTCCAACATCTTGCCCAATAGAGATTTGTGTACCTGTTAAAGTAACACCTGTTCCTGAACTATAAACAGCAGTTTTAGCTACCTGTGTAAAGTGAATTTCTGTAGTACCAAAAGTAATAGTACCTGCAGTATTCATTACATAAAGCTCACCTGCACCGTGTGTACCTTCTTGTACAAAGAAAGCATCACCTTGGCCAAAGTTGTCAGGATCAGAAGGAGAGTAAGTGTCTGCGTCATCTGCACGAGTAAGTACCCAGTTAGTACTTGCAGAGCCTGTATTAGTAACTACGTAAATACCGTTTTGAGTAGCATCTGTTTGTTCATAAATAAGAACACGATCATTTGTGCTGAGAGTTACATCATCAATTACTAAGGCTGCTTGTGTACTGTTGTTTGTAAGGGTTGCCCCTACACCATTTGTACCGTTATTATAAGTAGCACTAAGGTTGCCCTCTTTTTCTACACGTACTGGTGTATGATAGTGCATACCTGCTGCTGCAATAGTGTCTACATATTCTTTAGTTGCTGCACCCAAAGCTACTGTCGGGTCAGCATTAAGAATAAGGTTGCCTGTCATAGTGCCGCCAGTTTTCATTAGCGCACCTGCGGCAGAAACATTTGCTGTATCTGTTACGTCAGCATTAGCCTCTATTCCAGAAAGTTTACTTGTGTTTGCGCTAACTGAAGGTGTGTTGGCTACTTCTGTATCAAACGTTGCTGTAACTGCTTGGTTACTAGAGTTACCAAGGAAAAACTTACCATCGTTTAGGTTAGGTGTAGCATTAGAACGTCCTGCACCAGTAACAAGAATAGAACCATTGGTAGCGTGCACTTTAATTACTTTACCAATGTTTTGAATCTTTGCACTTTCACCTGTTGGTGGAGTATTTGCTAATGTACCTGTAGCACTTACATAAAGAGTATCACCTGCTGAAAAGCTAGAAGTGTCTATTCCTTGTAAGAAACCTAATAATACAATATCACCCTCTGCTTGATCTGCGATATCTTCTGCAAGAATACCAATTGCTGGCATACTAGAAGTATCTGCATCTGCTTGTTGTACTTCAATAGCATTACCAGAAGTACCTGATTGATACACTGGAGTACCTGCTGTTAGTGTTCCTCCAGAAACATTCTTTGCTGTTTCGAGAATAGAGGATGCATCAGTAACACCCATTTCAATAACAGTACCACCAGTGGTTTTAGAATAAATAATACGATCAGCTAAGTTAACAGCCAATTCACCTGCTTCTAAGTCTGATGCTGTAGGAACAGAACCAGAAACAGAAGACTTTTTATGAATAATTTTAGTTGCCATAGGGCTATTCTCCTGAAAAGGAAGGGGATATCTATAGAGACAACCCCTTTATTCTTTAACGTCAGGTATTAGTAAGTACCACCGTCTAGTGTAAGATCTGCTACTGTTTGGTTATCAAAAGACCAGTAGTCTTCAGATTCATCCCAGAAAAATGTTACAGTTGCTTGTGTACCACGTTTAACAGAAATACCTGAGTCTTCAGTTGGATCTGTTGTGCCTTCAATGTCAGAGTTCAATAGAATAATTGAATCACCAATATTAACTTCACTAGAATTAACTGTAGTAGTTGTACCTGAAACAGTCAAGTTACCTGTGATAACTGCGTTACCGCCAACGTTAAGGTTTTCTGCGATACCTACACCACCACCAACAGTTAAAGCACCTGTTGTTGAGTTTGTTGAAGTAGTTGTAGAAGTAAGTGAAATGTCTTCAGCAGTAGTTGCACCACGACCTGTAACAGTTGCTAGCGTGTCTGATTCTGCTGTTAGAACTCCTGCTTCTGCTGCTGTTTGGTTAATCCAAGCACCTGCTGTGCTATCATACGCAAGAAATTCATTGTCACCTACACTAGTAATAGTAACATCAGAAAGATCACCTAAGTTTTCGTTTGTGATGTCTTCAAGCTTAGCGTTAAGCTGTGTTTGAATTGAACTTGTAACACCATCTACATAGTTTAGTTCAGCAGTTGTAAGTGTAGCACCATCAAGAATGTTTAGTTCCGCTGCTGTAGCTGTTACACCGAACTGTGAAAGCGTTGTATAACCTGCTGATACAAAACTAGAACCATTATGCGTTTTAAGCATATTATTGTCTGTATCATACCAAAGATCACCTTCTGCAGGGTTTCCTGGCTCAGTAGAATCAACATAAGCACCTTGTAAAGTTACAATAGTGCCACCATTGTCTTTTGTATAAATTACGATCAACAAGGTTGACCGCTAGTTCCGCTTGATCTAGATCAGCTGCTAGAGGAGCGGAGCCACCTGTCGTGGACTTTTTGAGAATAATTTTAGTTGCCATTAGAATGTTCCCCCATTCAGAGTAACAGTACCTGTCGCTCCAATAGTATTAGTTGCCTCATATTTAGAAGAGTTCGTGCTATAGATTAGCATAGAACCGTCTGTTCTGTTTGTATTATCAATATCAGAAAGAGAAGTAGTTGTTAGCGTATGAGTTGTCCACTGAGTGTTTTCTTCATCATAACGAAGAATTTGTTCATCAGTGGCATTAGGAAAGGAGTCTTCAATATTTCCTGTATCACCTTTTGCGCCTTGTCCTCCAGTGCGAGAAAGAGACACTGAGTAGTCTACATTATCTAACGATATTGAAAGGTTGTTGTTAGATACAGTTACGCTATAAGACATTATGTAGCCTCCGATGGACTATACATAACCTCTACTAGACCACGGAAAGGTTTCCAAATCTGTTGATTATTACCTGTTCCATTATCACGAATTTCTAACCCAATCCAACCATAAGAAGGTTTCTCTGGTTTAGGTTGTGTAGTCCAGTTATCCGCAAGATCTTCTGGAATAACAATTTTAAATTCGTTGTCTGTGACGTCACTGTCAATAATTGCTAAAGTAGTTACTACACCACCAGACTGTTCTTCTTTGGGGTACTTTGTATCTTCTGTTGTCCCTAAGTTTGATGAGTCGGCTTCTACTACTTTACATGTAAGTGTGTAACCTGTTAAGTTAGTTAACCAATTCAAGGTAATACCCATTTGAATTTGTTCGCCCTTAATGATAGACACATACACGGAGCCGTTGTCATCAATAAGATCTTTCGATCTTGAATTAATTTTACTGCGTGCCATTTTGTCCTCCTGCCGATCCTCAGATGGGCTTAAGTGTTATTATTGTTATTATTTCCGCACTGTTCTTAATACTATAAAAAGAAGGGAGCCGAAACTCCCTTACTTTAATTACATACCGCCACGACCTTGACGAGTGATATCACGGCGACCGCCTAGTGAACGAACACGGCGGGAGATATTGGCACCTCTTGCACGAGCACGTGCTGAAGCTTCACGTGCTTTCGCCAAAGCTGCTTTACGAGCTGCAGTAAACTTATATACACCGCCTGTAGAACCAGTTGCTCGATTGATTGCTTTACCAATAAGCCCAATACCTTTTGAGCGACCACGAGCAACGGCACGTTTTACTGTGCGCTTTGCTTTAAGTTTTTGACGAAGAGCATTTGTATTGCTTCCAAATACTTTCTTGTTTACAGCTGAACGTGCTGAACGATATTTTTTACCCATTGCCATTGTTTTATTCCTTTCTTTGCCTTGGATAT